CATACGACAAGTCTCCACCATCGACTTTGCTTACCCACGCATTGTGGAGAGTCCACTTTTCCACAGGAATGCCCTCGGAATCAACTTGAGAGATAATAATTGCCCCTGTGCTTTTCACTGCGTTTGCCTTACTAATAGTGGGGGGAGTAGCGGCGCCGGCTGCCAATGCCGTAGTCGGCAATTCATACTTATAGGCAGAAATAATCTCCAACAGCTCGCCCATTGCATCCACCCCTTCTGCACCACCCGAAGGGTCAACAAACGTCAGCGTGACATCTCCCCACGTTACATTGCCGGGAAAGAAGAATGTGTGATTTAAGTACTTATGTTCTGCGGCACCTACTTCAAAATTAGGTTTAGTGACGGACTTCGCCCACCAAATATTTCCTTCCTTGAAGCCAGTAAAAGTGACTCCAAATCTAAATTTCCTTTTAGGGGCGCTGTCGCTCGTTGTCCAGAATGCCATCAGTGGGTTTCTCCTTTATCCTTATTTATATAGTTCTTCATCTCAATTTTAATCATCGAAAGACGCTCCAGTAGAGGCAATCACGAAGTCGATTGCGATGAACTCGATAGCGCGAGCGGGCTTAACCATGATTTTTGCGTACATGATGTTTTGATCGATAAGGTCTGGCGTTGTTGTACTCGAATCCAGAATCAAACGATATTCAGTGATACCAAAGCGTGATTGGACACTGCTCAAGAGCGGATTGATGAGCGCCTTAAAGCGTTCCCATGTGGCTTCCACGTTCTGATCGAAGAGAACCTGAGTCGAGAGAATCGAAATCTGCTTCTTCAAGTAAATCACCAACCGTCGGACGTTGATGCGATCGAGTGCCGACCGTCGTGCTTGCAGCGTCTTCTGTCCGAAGACAACGATGCCACTAGACGGGAAGGAAGCAATCGGATTAATGTTGGTGTCATAAAGCGTATCCCGCTCCTTCGAAGTGAGGCGCATGAGGACGTTGCTCACTGGAATTCCAGCCGCACCTTCACTCAAGCCACCGCGATTGAACCCAGCAGGAGCAAACCACAGTTCCGAAGCTCGTTCCGAACTTGCCAAGACGCCCATCATTGCAACCGAAGGCGGAATCCAGAGGAGACGGCCGGTGGGCGCATCGCGCGTCTGAACCCAGGGGTAGAAAGTGGCACCATAACTTGTGTCAATGAACCTATCCCGAAGTGCAGTAGCAGTAGCCGTCGGCGTCGAACGCAAGCGATCAGCCTTATCAGAATAATATGCTTCCTGTGGAGGCACATAGACATCAGGAAGATCGATGAGAGCCAAAGCATCTCCGCGAGCGCCACACATATCCATGGCATCTTCCGTAAGCTGGTTTTGGGTAAGTCCCGGTGTAGCAAAGAGATTCATATTAATGTACTCGGGATCAGCCACCGTATCAATGGCACGCTTCCAGGTGTGATAAACATAGTTGTTATCTTCCGTAGAAGTGGTAGACATGGCGTTGTTATAAAGAGGATCGGGCTTGGTAATGTCAAAGCCGTCGAAGCCGCCGAAGAAGGGAGCCGTGAAGGCTTGAATACCCGACGCCAACAAATCAGTGTAGGAAGCTGAACTATAGGATTGCTCATTGGTGTGAGAACCAGAAGAGTAATAGAACCCTTGGGACGTACCAGACGCCTTGTAAACAATATCGTTAAGGGTGAACACATAGCTGAAATTGTCCACTCCAGAGGTGTTGTGCCACGCTGCATCTCCACCGCCAGCGGTATAGCCAGAGTAAAGGATGTTGTGATAATCTACCACACTACCATCGGGACGAGAACTCGTCTCGGTACGGGTGGTTTGCATACCAAAGAATGCGTCTTCGGGATTAGTCAAGCCGCCATCCGAAGCGGAAAGGCGCAGACGCACAGTCGGCATCTCCAAAGAACCGGTGCAAGATGCCACACCCTTTCCACTGATTCCCCAACCACCACTCAGATAAGTGCCAGCATAAGCGGGAACCAAAATAGTGCCAGCAGGCATCGCGGCTGCACCGCTGGTGTGGGGGATACCCATGCCGCCGGTGAGGAAATAGTTAGTTAAAGAGAGTTCCACGCTGTAGTCGTTGGTGCCAGGAGTCAAGCTTCCTTGAGGATTAATCTCTCCTGGGAAGCTTCCTGTCGTGAAAGAACCACTGCCCTGAAGGTTAAAGATGGTGCTGAAGCGCGGAGGACCGAAATAACCGAATGGAAGCAGAGAAGCGTCAGTGGCGCCCCCCTCCACATCTGAAGCCATTTCCACATAGACAAACTTGGATTTATTATCATAGTCGCCATATGTCTTTAAGCGCTTTTCGGTAGTATCCCACGTTTGGTATTTATCACCAATCTTACGTCCAAGATAGTTAGGAGAAGAAGGATCGAGATTACAATTGTCATAACGTTCCATCACTTCAACCTTGGCATCTGTATCATGAATATTACGGATAATAACCGAGAACGTTCCATACGCATCAGTGTTAGTGGAGGAACGTCGAATGTTAGCAATCGACACCTTGCAGTTCTTTTGGAGCCATGCCCCATGTCCACGCCCAATAAAGCGGAAGAGTTTAGGCGCATTCTCAGCGACGAACGCTGCGGGCTGTCCTAAATCCTGACCGATGAACCAGCCAGCCTTGGCTTCATTGGAAGCCTGAGCCTTCAGGGCATTGGGGCCCTCGCTCGAACTGCCCTTCCACAGAGCAAATACTGCGCCCAAAGAGCCAGTGTGGAGCGCCCTGTCGCGAATAGTCTGATCGAATGTCTGCCCCAGCCAATAAGACTGAGCTGAATCCGAGGCATAAAAAGTACCGGCACTGCTCGCCTTGGTGGGGTTGGTGTTGAAAACATTGCGGATATAGTTAGCGTTCGTGTCATCTAAGGTGAAAGTATACTTCTTCTCCGTCATCTGCCCGGGAGAACCACTCAGAACGAGAGTAAACAAGTCGTTGGAATCCCGTCCAATCACAGTGCCGTTCGCGCCCGTAGCCTGAAGAAGGTTACCCCCAGCGGCTGCGTCAAGGATTGCTCCACCATATACATTACCGCTTAGGAAGAGATCGCCAGCTTCCACATAGAAGATAGCTGCCAACGAACCTGTGCCGATGTTAGCCTGCGTGGCTGCGCCAGAGGTAAAAAGAAACAACCCATACGCCCCACCATTACTGGGAGGAGAGATGTTGGGGTTATTGCTGGTTTTCCAACCCGCTGCACCAGCAGGCACCGAAGCTGCATTAGCCGAACCAATGGAAGTCTGCTGCCCCAAGAGACGCAGATAGTTAAGAGGAGCCACATTGGAATGAAGGAAGGCTTTTGCGGCATAAGTTCCATACATGGGGGATTGCGTGTCACCGTCCCGCCAAACATCAACGCCAGAGCCGCCCGCAACAGTGTCTCCAAACATCTCCACAAACTGAGAGTAAGACTCCACCTTGACGGGTTGCATCGCCAGTCCTCGCGTGGCTCGACCGACAACAAGTGGGCCGATGGCTTCAGGGGATGTTGGAATAAACGAGTTATCAATCTCGTTAATAAAAACGCCTGGGGATACAAATTTAAAATCTTTAACTGACATATTGGAGGGTTCCTTTTGAGGGCTTCTGGTGCTGATAGCTACCGCATAATCATTATTAAATAGTGCTGATGCCCTTCAAACGTCAGGAGAGTTTTAATAAAATGGGCGTCTATATCAGGAACTACCTTTAGTGATGTTCCCAAAGATATTTGACATTCCCGGCATCGCAACGGTCTCTCTGGGGTATGTAACCTCCACTACATTCTCTCTAATTTCCACAAGGGGCCGCTCATCGTTGGGGCCCTCGCCAATGAGATAGCCTAAGACGTTGATCGTGATGTCAGTAGAAAAGGTGCGCAACTCCGTACCTAAATTAGACATATTGTTGTTTTGGGCGAAGTTGGCATCAATAAAGGCTTCATATAGATGTCCATTGCGCCGCATCACAAAAGAATTGATTTGTCCTGTTCGTCCCAAAAAGGGCATGACGATTTCATTCATCTGTTGCTGGTATTCAGTTTTTATAGAAATCTTGTAATCCACATTCACGTACACCGGAATAGGAATAGACAAGGTACGCACCACTATTTTCTTATTTACTCTCGGATAATGCCTTTGCAGCTTGGTGTTGGTGTTATTGCGCACCCCAGTAGCCACGGCGAAATTGCGCGTTTTATCAGGAACTATCTGCTTGGCTAGAATGACTCTCCCACTCCGTCCGTTCATTTTGTCCGAATACAAATTAGCTTGAAAGCTTCCTTTCTTTTCTGGATCTTTGCTAACTGTTGTCCGTTCTATGCTCACCAATGGAAGCTTTAAAGTGCCCCCATCATCACGCAATTGCTTTTCGTTTTTAATCTGATAGGCTCGTTCAGGAGCTTGCCATAAAACTGGCACCTGTGCCCACCCCTCGTTGGTGGTTGCGCGCAGATCCAAGTCCTTCTTCAGCCACTCTACGAGGGCGGCATCAATATCTTCTAACGTAGAAGAGAGCATCCCGATGTCTTTTAAGGTGGCGTTAGGAATATCCCTCGGAATAAGCGCAAAATTAAAATTCTTAGGAAGCATCGAATAACCCCTTGCGTGCTTTTTGACAAACTGCTGACACTTCAAAGAAATGATCCACTTGTCCAAACAATTGTGTATCAATCGCAAGCGTTACGATTTCATAATAAGTCTCACCGTATAAAACAAAATCTCCTTCACGTACATACAAGTCCTGGTCCTCTTCAAGGCGCCTCTTGTGAAAGTGAATGGTGATTTGCCAGTTTTTATCTACACCTGCGCCCTCTAAATAAAAAGTTTCAGCAGCAGTAAATTCTACCAAAGCATACACACGGACTGGAGGAAGAAAATTCTTAACGATTGCCTCTCCATATACTTCATTGAAGTTGGTGCGCTGCATATCAATGGGAT